AGTTGATAAATTTAAGACAGCAATAAATATAAACCATGAAAAACCACCTTTCATAGTAGATATATCAAACATATCACGTAAGAAATACGCTCCTACACATAAAGCAATAATAATTATTACTATAAATATAATTTGAAATTCTATTGGTATTGGTATTTCAAAAGACGCAATATCATCTACAAACACAGATAACGTTTCAAACATTTTTTATTGATTTTATTTTATAGTTTTTTGATTTTATTTATTATTATTTTAATATGTTTGATTTAGTATAACTATATTAAATATATATATTTTCTTGTAAAAACATAAAAAATAAAAATAACTATAATAAATTAAATATAATAAAGTATATAAAATAAATATAATTAAAAGTAAATATAATTAAAAGTAAATATGACAAATAAACAACTTATTTTTTTTTTATTTGAATTGTTTTAGGTTTTGTTTCCTTTTCCTTCTTCTCCTTTTTAGGCTTTGTTTCCTTAGGCTTTGTTTCCTTAGGATTTGTTTCCTTAGGCTTTGTTTCCTTCTTAGGCTTAGCCTTAGGCTTAGCACTACTAGCACTTTTATTACGCCCACCTCCACCTCTTTTAGGTTTATCTTTATTTTTTTCAATGACTTCTAAAGCCTGTTCTAGAGTAACAGTTTCATAGACATCTTTTATTTTTTTAGGTAAAGGTATATTTTGGTCGCCTTTATATTTAATATATGGACCATAATACCCGACTTTAATTATAATATCTGTATTTAATTTAATATCTTTCTTATCATTTTCAGCCTTACTAATCTTTGCTTGTTCATAATAATTTAAAATAGTTTGTGCTTCTTCTAAAGTAAGCGTTTCTGGTTCAATAATACAATTTTTATTGGCTTTCATATAATTATCAATACTATAATTAGAATTATTATAAGAAATATAAATATTTTTTGCTTTTTTTATAAGAATATCATTCTCTTTATATGAACCTAAATTTTTTGGATAAATTAATAAACTTAATGCTTTATCCAGAGTCATCTTTTCAAAAGAAGATGTAAAACTCGCAAAACGTGCTAATTTTTTATCAGGATTTTCTTCTATAATTAAAAATCCATTTTTAGATTTGATAGCAACAATAGGAATGTTGTTTTGAGGATTTAAACCTAATGAACGTCGTGAATCAGAATCAGCCTTTGGATCAGCAGATTTAAGTGTTTTACGACTTTTTAATGCTTCCATTAAAGTATTTATAATAGGTGTTAATTTTAAATAAACTGTATCTACTACTTTATGCCATTCTTGTTTGCCTTCAGCAATATCATCTAAAAGACTTTCAATAGTTGCCGTATAGTTATAATCCATTAAATCTGTAAAGTTTGTAATTAAATACTCATTTATCATAATGCCTAAACTTGTCGGTATTAATTTATTTTTATCACCTTCAACTTTACCATCTTTGGTTTCTATTTTAATAGTATCTGGATAAGTATAATTTAATGTTGTAAGTTTTACTTTTTTAGGTGGTAAATTCTTTTTTTCAACATAGTCTTTATCTTGAATTTTACGAATGACTGAACTATAGGTGCTAGGGCGTCCAATACCTAATTTTTCCATTGCTGAAATAAGTGATGCCTCCGTATAACGACTTTGTTTTGGTTTACTGTATTTTTCATTACAGGTCATCATTTTTACGAAAGCAGGCTCTCCTTTTTTCAATGTATCATACATTGTTTCTAAATATTTATTATGCTCTGTATTCGCTGTTTTTACTTCTTTATTTTCATTGTCTTTATCATTCTCATCATCTTCATTATCATTATTAGTCTCATTATCATTAGTCTCATCATCTTCATCTCCAGATGAATTTTCAACTTCATCAGTATTTAATTTTTTTTTAGTTTTTTTATGATAATTTTGGGCTTTAAGAAAACCTTCAAAAATAACTTTTTCGTGTTTTCCTGTAAAGACAAGTTGTTCTTTCTTTTTACTAGTATTATTACTTTCAGTAGAAATTTTAATAGTTCTAATTTCAAGTGTAGCAGGTGTCATTTGACAAGCAAGTGTTCTACGCCAGATTAATTGATAAAGTCGATTATGTTGTGATGTTAAACCATCCATATTTAATACACTTTCTTTAGTAAAATCAACGGGACGAATACATTCGTGTGCCTGTTGTGCTGAACTACTTTTAGTTTTATAAGTTGTTTTTTTATAATAAGTATCTCCAAATTTACTTTCAATTTGGGTTTTAATAGATTTCATAGCATCCTCGGCAATTGCCGTTGAATCAGACCGCATATAAGTAATTGCTGATGCTTCATATAATTTTTGGGCTACTTTCATAGTTGTATCTGGAGACATACCTAATGTAATACTCGCTGATTGTTGAAGACTACTTGTAATAAATGGTGGTGGTGGGGAACGAGTTGAATTATTTTTAGTTAAACTTTTAATATTAAATGTTGCTTTATCTTCTTTAACATCTTTATATAATTTCTCAATAATAGATTTATCTTTTATTTCATCATCACACGTTGTATTAATAATATTTGTATTATTATTTAATGTATTAGATTTATTAATTGATTTATTATTTAATTTAGATACTGTTAAATGTTTCTTATCTAGAACAAAATCAGCATTTAATTTAAAATAAGAAGATGACTGAAATTTAGCAATTTCATTTTCACGTTCAATTATAAGACGTATTACAGGAGACATTACACGACCACAAGATAAATGAAAATTGCTAAATTCTTTCCACAATAATGGTGATATTTTAAATCCTATTAACCGATCAATTACAAGTCGAGCAAATTGAGAATTTACTTGTTTATGATCTAATAGTGTTATATTTTGAATAGATTTTAAAATAGCATCTTTAGTAATTTCTGTAAATAACGCTCTATATTGATTTTCAGGCTTAATATTTAATAATTCTGCTACATGAAAATATATGCTGTGTCCTTCCCTATCATTATCCATGGCTCCTATTATATATTTTGCATTTTTTGCTAATTTTTTTATATTATCTATAATATTTTTTTTTTCTTTCATATTAGTAAATGTTATAGAATAGTTATTATCACAATCAATCCCTAGACTATCATTTGAAATTTCTCTAATATGACCTTTTGTTGAAGATACAATATACTCATCACCTAAAAAACCTTGGATCTTAGAGACTTTTGATGGGCTCTCGACAAGAAACAAAATTTTATTAGACATCTTTTAGTGTTACTATTTATAGTTTTTAATATATATTATATTTTATTTTTAAATTTTAAAATTCAATTTTAAAATTCAATTTTAAAATTTAAAAATAATAATATAAAAACATAACTATGTATTATAGTATTAAAAAATATTTTTAAAATGAGCGAAGATATAGTTAATAATATTATATTATTAGAAACTATTAATGATGATATTATTAAAGTAAAAAAAAAATACATTCAAAAAAAATGTGAGCATGGAAAAAATAAATATATATGTGTCCCTTGTGGTGGTAAAAAACCTATTTATAAAGATAGAAAAAAAAGAGTACAAAAAAAATGTGAGCATGGAAAACGTAAAAATATATGTGTTTCTTGTGGTGGTATAGGTTTATGTATTCATAAAAGAGAAAAATATAGTTGCAAAGAATGTGGTGGTGTATCAATATGTAGTCATGGTCGTCGTAAATCTGCTTGTAAAGAATGTGGTGGAGTATCTATATGTGAACATAATAGAGTAAAAAATAAATGCAAAGAATGTAAAGGTGCTTCTATTTGCGAACATAATAGACAAAGAAATACTTGTAAAGAATGTGGTGGTGCATCAATATGTAGTCATGGGCGTCGTAAATCTGTTTGTAAAGAATGTGGTGGTGCATCTATATGTGAACATAATAGAGCAAAAATTGTATGTAAAGAATGTGGCGGTAATTCAATTTGTGAGCATAATAGAGACAAAAATAAATGTATAGATTGTGGTTGTCCTAGTTTATGTCCTCATAAAAGGCAAAAATCACAATGTAATGATTGTGGTGGTTCGGCTATGTGTATTCATGGAAGGAGAAGGACACGATGTAAAGAATGTGGTGGTCAAGAATTATGTATTCATACTAAAACAAAAAGATATTGTAAAATATGTGGTGGTTCTGGATTATGTAAATCTTCTTGGTGTGAAAAACAAAAAATAAATAAATATAATGGATATTGTATGACTTGTTGTATTCAAGTTTGTCCTGAAATTAAAATATCTAGAAATTATAAAACTAAAGAAAATGATGTAGTTGAAAGAATAAAAAATGTATTTCCAAATTTTACTTGGGTATGTGATAAAAAAATTCAAGATGGTTGTTCTAGAAAGAGACCAGATTTATTACTTGATTTAGGTAGTCATATTATAATTATTGAAGTTGATGAAAATAAACATACGGATTATGATTGTAGTTGTGAGCATAAAAGATTAATGGAATTATCACAAGATGTAGGTCATCGTTCAATTGTATTTATTAGATTTAATCCTGATAGTTACAAAGATGTTGATGGAAAAATAGTTAAATCTTGTTGGAGATTTACAAAACAAGGAGCAATGACAATTGCTAATATTACTTTGTGGGAAGAAAGAATAGAAACTTTAAAAAATCAAATTAAATATTGGATAGATAATAAAACTGAAAAAATAATAGAAATAATTGAATTATATTATTGACAAATTATAGTAGTTTCTAAATAATTATAAAATTATCTAAATTAATTCTTATATTCATAAACTAAATCTTTATATTTAAGTTTATATTCATCATATTGTAATGACTTTATTATTTTATCTTTTTTATTGTTTTTATTTCTCTTAGTTTCTTTTTTATAATTATTTTTTTCTTTTATAAAACAACAACATATATTTTTATAAAACCATTGAAACATTTTATATTTTCATTTTTTTATATAATTATAATTTTTTGTTTATATTATTATAATAAAAAATAAACTATTCATCCATTTTCATTAAATTATAAAATGATGTGCTGTTCTAATAGTTTTTATTGCTTGTATGTATTTCATTCCTAACTTATATTTATTATTTATTGTTTGAATAATTATTTTTACATTATCATATAATTTTGTTGCATGTTCTTTGTAAATTATAATAGATATAATACAATTTAAATTACGTTCAATAATAGCATTATCATTATATTCGCAATTATTATTATTATAAATACTATTTGTATCACTACTATCCCAAGTTCCATAAGAGTAATTATAAGTTAATCCACCAGATAATTTTGTAATTTCATCTGTGATTTCAATTATTGCATTTTTAAAATTAATTTCATTATTTATATTATTTTTATCATTATTTGTATTTATTGGTATTCCTAATGTAAAATGCCAAATAATACGGTCATTAGTATTAGTATCCATACTTACTTTTTGTAATTTTATATTTCTATGATTTTATATTTTTAATTATTCTATATTAAAAAAAATATATTTTTAAATAAATAAAAATAATAATAAATAAAAATAAATATAAAAATATATAAATACTAACTATTAAATACTAATTAAATAATATATAACTATCATTATTATAACAATGCCTGAAGTTATTGAAGTTCGTAAATTTGCTGATATATTATCTGAAAATGTAATAGGTAAAACTATAACTCATATAAATCTACTTAAAGGACGTTATAAAAAAAAAGCATTTGATGGTTATACTGATTTAATAAAAGCATTACCATTAAAAATAGAGGCAATACAAACAAAAGGTAAATTTACATATATGACATTTGTTAGTGATAATAAAAAATTTTATTTATTTAATACATTAGGATTATCTGGTGGATGGACTTTAAAAAGTGATAAAAAAATTAATTTTGCTAAATGTAAAAATTGTAATTATATAGAAAAAGAAATAAAAATAGAAAGAGAAAATGAAAATGAAAATGAAAGAGAAAAACATATTTTCACTTATCCTTCTATGTTAGATTATATTTCTAAAAATAGTGAAACACAATGGATTGAAAATGACTTAAACCATTTAAATGTAGAATTTATAACAAACTATAAAAATATATCTTTTTATTTTTATGACCAATTAAGTTTTGGAACATTAAAAGCCGTTGATTGTAATACTAATGGTGAAACTATATTAGAAAAAAAATTAAAAGAATTGGGACCCGATTTATTAGATGATAAAACAACTTTTGAATTATTTAAAAAACAGATTAGAAAGAAAGTAAATGAAAATAAAGCCATAGGGAATGTAATTGTAAATCAAAAAATAATATCTGGTGTAGGTAATTATTTACGTGCTGACGCATTATGGATGGCTAAACTATCACCTTTTCGTAAAGTTCAAGACATTACTAATGATGAATTAAAACTATTATACGAAGCAATTGTGGGTTTAATCTGGGGAGATTATAATTATAAATTTGCTATAAAACAAAAGTATATTGAACCTTCTCTAAAATTACCTCATCATTATAATAGAGATTTTTTCATTTATAATCATACTAAAGATATTTATAATAATACAGTTACAAAAGAACAATTATATGAAGGTAGTCAAAAACGTTTTATTTATTGGGTTAAAACTATACAAGTATAAGGTTTTATTAATTAGATTTTGTTATATAAAATAGAAAAAATAACTATTTTTAGGATTATTTTAGGATTTTTTAAATTTTTTTATAAAAAAATTGATTTTTTTATTTTTTACTTATAAATTATAATATTCTTTCGATTGTATTATTACGTTTTGAAAGATTTGCTACGATGGGTGCTGAATTATCAACGTTGACGTTGACTCATACACAAGTGAGAAATGCTACCACAGATATTTATGATGTCTGTAATGGCAAATGTGGTATTGTTCGTATTTATGCGAACAAACCTACAGACAAACATCGTAGTCCGTCATCATCAATTTGTTTTTCAAATGGAGATGATTTGAAGTTTTGCCTTGCTGTTTTGCAGAAAAATTGCTTTTACCCATACGCGAGTAATGGGATTAATCAAGGTTTTTACATCATTGGTATGAGTAATATCTGCTACTACTCAATGACTGATATGAAAAAAATGATTCAAAAAGGTGAAACGTGTTTCTGGAACAAAGATAAGTTGAACATTCCCAACACATGTTTGACCTTTGAAGAAATTGAAAACCTCTTCAATGAGATTAAACGGGATAATACTGTTCAACCTGTCTTTAATCAGAGTGAAAGGGATTTTCCAGTGCTTCCTAAAAGTCGAACTCCTTCACCAGTGGTTGAAGAAATCTCTACCTCGACTCCTGCTGTGATTGAGAAGCCTACGTTGGTTCCTGATAATGTGCCTGGTGTAGATGAAGAAGAAACACCTGTTTCTACTGATGTTCCACCTCCCGTTATTGTTAATGGAATGCCAATGGTTTTACCAACCTATATTCCTGTAAATGGAGTGATGTCTGAGTTTAATACAACTACCAATAAAGTGATGGTATATATTGGTAATGACCCTGTTTGGCTCACCTTACCTTATAAAAACGAATAGATGTAATTTATTACATTCTTTTCATTTTTTTTTATAAAAAGTAAAAATTATTAACACTAAATAAAATAAAGTAAAAAAAATAATCAACTAAAACTAATTACTATGAATTAAAGTAGTATTATAATTAACACATAATTCATAACAATAACCACTCGTCAAGTAGGTCAATTAATATGTTATCTGCTAAAAGTTCAATTTCTTTTTTTGTAATCGTATAGAAGATAGTATCTAAAAGTCCATTGTCAATAGGGTCGTAAGTAAAAGAACCTGTAAAGTTCTCTACAAATTCTGGATTAAACTCCAGAATACATTTGTCCAACTCTTTGAGAGTTTCATTTTCTCCTTTTTTAGTATTAATTAAATTAAAAGGACATACTATTTTTATAATTGTGCCATTACAATAGCAATAAAATAGAATAGATACATTATTTTCAGAATGTTTGTCATCATTATCATCTTTTGTAAATTTAAATCCAACAACATTAAATTCGTATTTTGTGCAGTCAAATCTAGAAGGCACTGGAAATAATCCAAGGAATGTCCGTCTCGATGCTTCAAATAGTTCATTTAAAGATGTAGAATATGAATATGTGTTTGGCACATTTAATCTAATGTTAACACCAGACAAAACTCCCGTATTTTCTTTTTGCTTTATGTGTTTTGTGTCGGATTTATCTACAGTAGTAAAAAACAACATCCACGCACTTTTATTATCAAAACCAATGTGAGGCAGAAAGTAGGGTATACTAATACAATGCTTTAATGGATCTTCTTTTTCTTTTGTTTTTTGTCTTTTGTATTCATCCATTTTGTTTTGTATTTCGATAAGTAGTAAGTTCATTTTTTCAACATATGATATTAAAAGTAATACTTTTTGAGGAGGATCATTAAAAGGATTTATTCTTGTTTTACTTCTATATTTTTGTGTTTCATAATTAGCAAATGTTTGAAATACTTTACATAAATGTTCTTCTATTTTTATTTTATCGCAGTCTGAAAAATAGTTCCGAATTTCGTATGTGTCCAACAATGTCTTAGATTCTTCACCTGCTTTTTCGATTGAAGAAAATGATGGTTTAGAAATTAAAACTATTTCTACACTATCATCATAGTTAAGTTTTTGTGAACTCGTATTTGCCATTTTTAAATGTAATAAAACAATCACACTGTAAAAATCAATTAATCAATCAATCAACCAATTATTATTATTATTATTATACTAAAAAAATCAATTTTTTATAATTTTTATATAAATAGATGAATTATATTATAAAATTTTAGTATAATTTAACTCTATAATTTAATATTTTTAGTTATTTAAAAAATTGATTTTATATAAATAATTAATTTAAAACTATAATTAAGATTATTATAAAATATAGGATTATATAAATTTACATAGATTTAACTAAATTTACATAGATTTAAATAAATTTAAATAGATTTATAATAAGATGGATTCTGAATTTACTTTAGTTAGTTCTAGAAAAAAGAATAAAACTCATCCAAATTATAATCAACAACAACCTATAATTCAACAAACTCTTGAAATTCAGGAGGATACAAATTATAATAATGATGAAGAAATACAAAAAGAACACAAATTTTTAAGTCAAGAAGAAATGGTTGATAGATTAATTTCTAAAATTGAAACATATACAAATGTTGATATTAAAACTAAAAAAATTGAGAAAGAAACTGGTATGTTTTATGCTATTAATTTACGTATTGATTTATCTGATATTGGTTCTGGTGTATTTCATTCTGCTAAACTTAATACTGTATCTCATTTTAATCGTATTGTAAATATAAAACTTATATTTTCTGATAATGAAATTTTACACGAAGATATGAAAATTAATAGTGATGCTTTAATTCAATGCTTTAGAGAAATTGCTCCTAATACAATTACAAATATTAAGATTGATACATTTAAAGACCAACTTGAAAATGAACATTTATGTCTTACTATTTCTACTGTTAAAACATCGTCTTTAACTTATATTTATGATAAAACAATTGAATATGTGAATGTTATTAATGAAAAATATGGAGAAATTCAAAAAACAACACATCAGTATAAAAAATATAATACAATGAATCATTATGAGACTAATGAAACTTTGGAGGTAGAACCAATTACTAAGGTAGAACCAATTACTAAGGTAGAACCAATTACTAAGGTAGAACCAATTACTAAGGTAGAACCAATTACTAAGGTAGAACCAATTAAAGATATGATTAAATCTTTTGAAGATAATGAAACACTTAATAATAAATTAATAATTAATAATTCTATGAAAACTATTGTTGAAGAATTAAATAAAGAAGAGAAACGTTTATTAGCATATCTTGAAAATGTAAAACATGCACAAATAATTATTTTAGAAAATAAATCTATTAATCATATTGTAAATGATTTAAAAAAAGAAGAAAAACGTTTAGAATTAGAAATTGAAAATACTAGAAAACTATTGAAAGCACAAACATATGTTTTAGAAAATACTGTATTTAATAAAGATACGCTGATTAATGAAAAACCAATAAGTGAAAAAACAACTAATAAAAAAATAACTAATGAAAAAACAACTAATGAAAAAACAACTAATGAAAAAACAACTAATGAAAAAAATAGTAAAACATCATTTGCTGATAAAGTAGCCTATGGTAATCATTAACTAAAAGTAATCTTATTAAATTAATCTTATTAAATTATTCTTGTTAAATTAAATTTATTATATTAAAAATTTGTAAATGTCATATTTTTCCTTTCTTCAAATGTTTTTTTTTGTGTTCTTTCTTTTAGAAAATCAAAATATTTTTTTGCTATTATATATCTTTCATAAATATTTTTTGAATGTTTATATTTCGTATGTTTATATTTGTTTAATATTTCTAATCTCACTTTTAATATCATTGCGATTTGTGAAATACGTTTGTGTTCATAGTGTTTAGATTTATATAATTTTTCTAACTTATGAATAGTATTTTTAACTTCTTCTATTGTTTTATAATGTATATGTATTGTATCTTTAGGATTTGTATTTTTATAAACATCATATGTTTTTGAATTATTTTTATTGTATAAAAATTTATTTTTTTTTATAGTTTTCTTACTAGTTTTACTAGTTTTATTACTAGTTTTTTTATGCATTATAATAATTTAATTATTAAATACAATTTATATATTATAATACTATTTATATATTATTAAGATAAATTTCTAATAAGTTGTTGTGTAATTTCATAATTATAATTTCTTTTTAAATCATATTGTATTTTTTTTGGACTAAATCCTGAAGTTTTCATTTCACTAATTAACTTATTCATTTCATTATTATCTATTTTATTTATTATTGTATTATTATTTTTACTAAATTTATTATTATTATTATTAGTTTTATTTTTATTAGATTTATTATTATTAGTTTTTGTATTATTGTTTAACTCTAAAATAGTATCATTTATATCTAGAATAAAATCATTATTAGTTTTAGTTTTAGTT